TCGCCGCCCGCGACCTCGAGCTCGAGACGCTCAACGCGGACGCCGCGAAGCTCTCGAAGAAGATCGACTTCGAGAAGAACGTCGCCGAGTCGGCCAAGCAGCTCCGCTCTGTGGTCGACCGCTGCAGCCCGGCTCCCGAGGTGACGGAGGAGCGGAAGGCTCCCCGCATCGAGGCGGTGCCGTTCCGCGGCAAGCTCAAGGCGTTCCGCTCGCACGAGGACGCCTACAAGAGCGGCATGCAGCTCAAGGCCACGCTCCTCCGCGACGCCGACGCCAAGCGGTGGTGCGAGGACGCCGGCATCGAGGTGCGTGCTCAGGGCTCGACCTCGGCCACCAACGGCGGCGCGTTCGTGCCGGACATCCTCCTGTCCGACACCGTGCTGCGGCTCGTGACCGAGAACTCGGCCTTCGCGTCCAACGCGCTCAACATCCAGATGCCGAGCGACGTGGTGCTCGTCCCGAAGCGGACGGCCGGTGCCACCGTCAACTGGCAGAACGAGAACGTGGCGATTACCGACAGCGACCCGAGCAGCACGCAGGTCACGCTGACGGCGAAGAAGTGCACCGCCGCGACCAAGATCGCCAACGAGCTCCTCTCTGACGCGGTCAATCCGGCGGCCTACGCCGACTGGATCGCCTCTGAGCTGGCCCTCTGCCTGACGAACGCGATTGAGAACATCGCGTTCAACGGCAACTCGGGCTCGGCTCCCAGCGTGGCTGGCATCCTGACTGCCAACGGCATCCTCGCGGGCAGCTCGGCGACCTACGCCGCGTCGCTCGTGACGGCGGCCGGTGACACGCCCGACGAGGTGACAAAGGCCAACCTGCTGCGGATGATGGCTCTGATGCCGTCCCACAGCCGGGCCGGTGCCAAGTGGTACGTCAGCCCGTACTTCTTCGCCGACTGCATGCAGGCCCTCGACGCCGCCCAGGGCGGTTCGGTCGGCCTGTCGCAGGGCCTCGGTCTGACGTTCATGGGCTACCCGGTGGTGCTCACGGACGAGATGCCGAGCTCGGGCGATCAGACGGGCAACGTGTTCGCCCTGTTCGCCAACCTGGCCAACGCCGCGATCTTCGGCACCCGCCAGGGCATCGAGCTCGCCTCGAGCTCCGAGGTGGCGTTCCTCAGCGACCAGACGGTGCTGAAGGCCACCGCCCGCGTGGCGATCTCGTGGCACACGCTGGGCAGCGACACGGTCGCCGGCCCGGTCATCGCCCTCAAGGGTGCGTGAGCCTGACGGCTTGACGTGATGTGCAAACTGGGCGGGCCGCTCCAAATCGGGGCGGCCCGCTCTCTTTTGAGGTGCACATGATCGTCAAGGTAGGGCAGACCGAGGCTGACATCCGGGTGGAAGCCATCCTGTCGATGCCGAGGCTTTCGTTTACGGCCAACCACTTCGCCTGGGCTCAGGCCCTCATGCCGCTCGGCATTCGCCCCACGATGGGCACTGGTGCGTTCTGGTCGCAGGTGAACACCAGGATCATGGAGCAGTTTTTGGATTCGGCCGAGTATTTGCTGCTGATTGATTACGACACGTTCTTTACTAGGCAGGACGTTGAGCACCTATTTGCCATGGCGCTCACGTTCCAGTGCGACGCCCTCACGGGCCTGCAGACCAAGCGGGAAGACGGCCGCCCAATGCTCACGCTCAAGGGCTGCCTAGACAACCCGCCGGAAGGCGGTAGTACCAGCGTTCCCACCGCATGGTTCTCTGAGCCTGTGCAGGAAGTTGACACGGCCCACTTCGGCTGCACCGTCATCAGCACGGCTGCCCTCAAGCGGTGCAAGCGTCCGTGGTTCTGGTCGAAGCCCGGCCCTGACGGCTCGTGGAACGAAGGCCGCACCGATGATGACATTTGGTTTTGGCGTAACTGGCGGGAGAGCGGGAACCGTGTGTACGTCACGCCGCGCGTGGTGCTGGGCCACGGTGAGTACGTGGTGACGTGGCCAGGGCGCGATCTTTCCAAGCCTGTTTTCCAGTGGGCCACGGAGTTCACGAACACGAACAAACGCCCGGAAACTGCATGGAGCGTGCCCCAATGAGGAAAATCAGGTTTACCCGCTCGTGGCGCAACTACCGCAGCGGCGAGACGGCCGAGATCAGCGGCGGGCTCGCCACGCAGCTGATCGCCCAACGGGTGGCCGTTGCGGACACACAGGGCCAACTGATCGAGACTGCGGCCGCCGAGCACCAGGCCGAGACGGCCGACGCCACGCCACGCAAACGAGGACGCCGTGCAGTACCGAAGTCTGACTCGCCAAACTCCGCCAGCCGTTGAGCCTGTCACGCTCGCAGAGGCAAAGGCCCACTGCCGCGTGGATACCAGCGACGATGACACGTACATCGGCACGCTGATCACGGCGGCCCGCGAGTGGTGCGAGCAGTACCTCGACCGCACGCTGGTGAATACGCAGTGGGTCATGCGGTTCGACAAGTTCCCCGATTCCGGCATCCATCCTGTGGAACTGCCGCGCCCGCCGATGGTCACGAGCGGCACGGCCACGGCCGTGTCGATCACGTTCACGACCGAGGCCGGGCCGACCAGCACGTACTCGACGGCTGAGTACCGCGTGGACCGGCACGCCACGCCGGGCGCCGTGCTTCCGCTCTACGGCAGCACCTGGACGCCACACCGTCAGGACGACAACGCCATCAGTGTGACCTGGTGGGCTGGCTACGGGGCGACCGGGGCCAGCGTCCCGGCGGCGATCCGGCACGCCATGCTCATGCTGATTTCGCACTGGTACGAAACCCGTGGCGCGACCGTCTCGACGGGTGCCGTTCCGCAGGACGTGCCGTTTGGCGTGAAGTCTCTGCTCGACTCCATGCGGTGGGGGCCGTACCGATGATTGAGCCTGGCAAGCTCCGCGAGCGTGTCACGGTTCAGATCGCCAGCGGCACCACCAACGCCCTTGGCGAGACAGTGCTGGCGTGGGCCAACTCGACGGCCGTGTGGGCCAGCGTCGAAGGCGTTGGTGCCCGCGAAGCCCTCGCAGCCGGCCAGCAAGACACGACTATCACGCACCGCGTGCGGCTGCGGCACCTGCCTGGCCTGACGCAGCAGATGCGGTTCTCGTGGCGCTCTCGCACGCTGAACATCGTCAGCCTCCTCGAGTACGGCAACCGCTCCGAGCACGTCGCCATCTGCGAAGAGGTGACGTGATGGCCGGCGGCATGGATGTCAAAGTCGAGTTTCCTGAGCTCAAGCAGCTGCAGCAGGCGTTTCGGCAGTTCCGCCCGAGCCTTGCCCGGAAGCACATGGGAGCCGCCATTCGCCGCAGCCTGCAGCCAGGGCTCAAGGCCCTGCGTGGCAACGTCACGAAGGGGCCGACAGGCAACCTTGCCCGTGCAATCACCAGCAAGGTCAAGACCTACGCCAGCGGCAACGCCGTGGGCCTGGTGGGCTTCACCGCCGCCGGCAGCGGGAAGAACAAATCATCAGGCGGCGGATCGGTGAAGAAGGGCAAGGATCGAGCGTTCCACGCTGGCTTTCTGGAGTTCGGCACCAAAGAGCGAACGATCAAGACATCCAGCCGCAGGGCCGGGGCCTCGATCGCATCGAGCTTCAAGACGTTCGGCCCGTTCAAAATCGCCAAGGTGGCCAAGCGTGGAAAGTTTGCCGGCGTTGTCCGCGTCAACACGCAGCCCAAGTATCCAAAAGCGTTTTTTAAGAAGGCCCCGCGTGGCCAGCTGCTGAAGCTGCCGGCCATGCCGATTGGTGGCCGCAAAGGCCAGCCGCCGGTGCGGACGGCCTACCGCGAGTCACTGCCTGCGATGCGGCAGGAGCTGTCCGTGCAGATGACGCAATCACTCATCAACGCACAGAAGGACTTGGCCAAAAACTTCCCGCCGCGTCGCAATGACGTTGGCCCAACCCCGTTCTAGCCATGCCACTGAAATCACCAGAAGCTGTCCTTCGATCCGCACTGACGGCCAGCACTGCCGTCACGACGCTGATCGGCTCACGGATCTACCCGGTGCTGGCCCCGGCATCGGCTGCGTTGCCGCTCGTCACCTGGCGTCGCAGCGGCATCCAGCGAGAGCAGACACTGGGCGGCCCGATGGGGCTTCCGCGCGTCACGGTCGAATACAGCATCTACGGAACGACTTACGAAAACGCCCGTGAAATTGCGGACGCGATGCGTTCGGTTCTGGATGGATACGGGGGTGTCGAAGGTACAACACAAGTGAACCAGACGAGCCTCGAAAACGAGTCTGACGACTTCGTGACGCTCGCTGGGGCGGACCTTCCGCCGGTGTACCAGATCACACAGTCTTACGACGTTTGGTGGCAGGAGAGCTAAAGCATCATGGCCTATACGCCCCACGATTCGACCGGCACGACGTTCTCATTCGGCGGCACGAATTTCACGGTCACGAGCATCACGTACTCGATCACCGACCAGGCCGCAGCCGATCAGATCGACGTTTCGCACCTCGGCCAAACGACTGGCTCCACCGTGCTCACGCTGGCCCGTCCGCTCAAGGGCTCGGCCGGTGACACTGGCAAGGAAGTGTCGATCGAGTATCTGGCCTCGGCGGGCGAGCCGATCGCTCAGGGTGCCACCGGCACGCTGACCATTGCCGGCGGCGTCACGCTCAGCGTTACGGCCACCTGCAAGAGCTCAAGCGTTACGCTCACGGTCAACGATGCCGTGCGTGGCTCGGCGTCGTTCCAGGTGCCGTAACCGCCACGGGAGGCCCCAGTGGCGAGCTACAGCACAGGCGTCACCGTTACCTGGGGCGGCGTGCACTTCCAGGAGATCGTCGATCTCCAGTGGCAGTATGCCGGCGGCCCGTCGAAAGGGCGCGGCGTCATCTGGACCGACGAAGCCGGCAGCCTCACGGTCACGTGCCTCGGCGGCAACAACACCAGCACGTCTGAGTACGGCCTGCGCAAGCAGCTTGTGGTGGCCGGCGGCGGCCAAGCCTTGACGAACTACGCAGTATGGGAGTCGCTGAGCGTGGCGAACGAGCTGAACGGCGTGACCCGTTACACCGTCACGTTCAAACTTCTAGACGGGTGACACATGGGCCTCAAAGAACAGATCAAAGCTGCGAGCCACCGCAAGCCGCTCAAGGTGCACGTCAAAGAGTGGAACATCGACGTGTACGTGCGTGTGCTCAGCGTTGGCGAGCGAGACCAGTGGGAACTTTCGTGGATCGACGTTCGCAACAAAGGCATGGCGTCGTTCCCCAACTTCCGAGCGTTCTATCTGGCCCGCACCCTCTGCGACGAGCACGGCGTTCGGATCTGGCAAGACAACGAGCTGGATGACATCGCCGCACTTGACGGCGCGGTGATGGGCGAGCTCTTCGACGTGGCACAGAAGCACAACAAACTCACGGAGGCGGACGTAGTCGAACTAGCCGGCGAGCTTTAACGCCAGGCCATCGCGCCGCTTTTTGTTCATGCTGGCCGGGCATCTCAAGATGACGGTCGGCGAGCTCGAGCAGCGAATGGACAGCGTAGAGCTGAGCGAGTGGCTGGCCTTCGCCAGGTACTACCAGCCGCTCGACAACTCATGGGCACAGGCCGGGCTGTTGGCGAGCGCGGTGCTGGCCCCGCACGCCAGACGTGGCCAATGCCCCTCGCCAAACGATTTCATCCCGCTGGAAAAACCACCGCAGCACAAAACGCAATTACTCGACGTGCTTGAACAGATGAAGCGCGACCTGGACGGCAAATGACATGAGCACCGCACTTGGCTTGGCAATGCAGATCACGGCGAACACTGCCCAGCTGGCGCAGGCCGTGGCCGATGTAAATGCCAAACTCGACACTCTGGGCGAGGCCGGCCGCAAAGCCTCTGGCGATCTCTCTACGCTCAAGAACATCGAGATTGGCAAGCTGGCGTTGGGCGGGATTAAGGCCGCCACCAGTGCCTTCCTCAGCCTGAGCAGTGCCGTGACCGGGGCCGTGACCGGGGTCACGTCTTTCGCACTCAGCGTTGGCGAGGAACTCGACGCGCTGAACGACGTGGCCAACCGCACGGGCGTTGGCGTCGAGGCGTTGCAGGCGTACGCCAGGGCGGCCGCCGACAC